CCCATTTCTCCGGATACTCCATTGGACATCAATGAAAACGCTCCAAACATAAGAACCATGGCAGCAGCAAACCCAAACAGCGCTGGTAGTCCTTTTATCATAGATTTAGAAGATGCCTGAATTCCCTTGCCCAAGGCAAAGAAACCTGTGGCCGATGGAGCGGATATAACACCAAAGATGCTTAGCAATGGTACTAGTTGAGCCATAACCACACCGAATAATGTGAGCACTACGATACCACCCAGTATCAACGCTGGTATACCTTGGAAGTTCTGACTGAAGTCCAAGAACATTTGAGCAGCCCCAGCAATTGAATCCACAAACGGACCCATTTGAATTGCAAAGTTCTTAGCAGCCATCTCAAGCTTCTTAAATATGTCCATTGTATCTTTGAGTCTCTTGTTGAACTCTTCTTCTGAGGCACTAGCTTGGAGACCCTTTCTATAGTCACGAATAGACATTCCAAATATTCGCTGTGCCTCGGCCATATCGGAGATACCAGCAGCAGAAGCAATAGCTTTTTGAGAATACTTATCAAGATCTTTAAACGCTATCCCTTGAGCTTGGATTGAACCAATGAGAGTCTCAATTCTTTCGTTCTCTTTCATTGTCAACATGTCTGTAGCTGACATATTTGTGCCGAGAATAGAGTTTAATTTACCAACAGAATCAGCAGCCCCTTCGAAAGTGTCGTATTTCTCAGCTATTCCCAATAGGGTCGCAGCTTCAACACCGGCGGCCTTTGCTTGAGCAGCTAGATCCGTAAACACTTTGATAGACTCTTTGCCGTATACGGCAAGAGACTTTGAAGCCTCAGCAAATCCTTGCATCATCTTTGAAGAAGATATACCAATCTTTGTACCAGCAATCGCTAACTGCTTTGTCATTCTGCTAGCTTCTTTGGTTGACATTCCGAAGTTCTCTTGAAGAAGAAATAGATTTTTAACAGCAATTTCTCCGGAGACTCCGATCTTCTCAAGACCAGCAACGGTTTGCATGAGAGTCTCTTGTCCGTCCTTTGACAACTGCATAAACCCTGAGAACCCATCAAACAATTGCTGTGCTGCTTTACCAGCATTCTCAGCATCGATCCCTAAGTTTCGAAAACCTCCACCTACGGCTCCTATTTGCTCTGTCATGACACGACCAGCGCCGGTATTTGCAGCAAATGCCGCAGAAGCCTTATCGATGGCCATACTAAATTGTATTGTTTTCTCCACAATCTTTGAGGTCACACTCATAGCCATCTTTTGAAATGAGAACACGTCTCTAAAGGCCGCCTTCATGACTTCAGGATCTTTTGCTGCTCTCTTGCCAAAGTCTACTACAGATTCAACAAGCCCGTTCATAGCGGTAGAGTTTAGACCAATCCTTGTTGCCAATCCTTCCCAAGATGCCTTCCCTTTGTCAAATGTTTCCTCTTGAGCTTTGGTGTATTTCTGTGTACCCTCGGTGGCTTGTTCAAGAGCATCACGTTCTGCCTCTAAAGCCTTTATTAAGTCTAGCTTTGCGCCTACTTTTTCCTCGAGGATTTTTAAACTTTTTTGTTCCTCTTTACTTAAGTCAGCTTCTTTTTCTCTGAGGCTCTTTAGCAGCTTTAGTTCACTATCTCTTCCTGCTGAAAGATCCATTATCTTTTTCTTAAAAAGATCTAACAATTCAAGTTCGGCTTGCTTTGCGCTATTATATTCTCCAAGAGCTTTGTTTTGAGCTATGATAATTTCCAGTCGCTGCTTGTCTCGCTCTATGATCTGCGGATCCATAGATTCAAGTTCTTTACGAGTTTCTTCAGCTTTGTCTCTTTCTTCTAGAAGTTTTATAAGTTCTTCTTTGGGTTTGTTTTTGTATTCTGCCATTCATCTAGTCCTCGTCTTTGAATGGCCAGATAAGACCTGTGGTTTGCTCGAAAGCATCAACCTTGTTTCTCAATTTGTGTCTTTGCTTTTGTGTTTGTGGATGGTCGGTCCCATAATCGCGATAAGCATCAAGGAAATCCTTCTCAGCTGACACGGCCATTGCATATGCTTTAACGTCTTTATATTTGCCACGAATAATAAAGTCGGGCTTATCCTCGTTTTCATTTAAGTTTGCAACAATGTTGACATCCTTTCCATACATAAATCTAAGCAGGGTCTTTGTCCAAGCACCAAGCATCTCCGAAAACGTCTCATTAAGAGTTATCTTCGCCTTTTCCAAGTCAATTACAAGCATACACATTTCTCCTTAACATAAATAGTTTGCATAAAAAAATGCCCGTTAAGGCATTACTTTCTTCCTTTGGAAGCTTTGTCCATTTCTTTCTTCTCATCTTCATATTGCTTTCGCATTCTCTCGCAAAACCAATTTCGAAGACCAATTGGAAGATTATACATCTCGGTGAATGACCAACCTCCAAAGTGTTTCATAATGAAGAACTGTTCGTAAAGAGCCTCGGAGTATTTATCGGTCAGGCCAAAAAAAGTCCGTATTAAACGGAACCTCCATTTCTTGCCCATATCCGCAAGATCTACACTCAAAATCGTCTTTAACTTTGATATCAGGTGCAGCCAGCTTATAACAAGCTTTGAGGTGCCTAGAGTCTAAAGTTGGCATATTATCGACATATTTTGATATAATCTGCTTGTCTTTGTGACCTTCAATAGCAACAATCATCATCTTGAATTGATCGGTGAGATTTGTCTCGGCCATCTTTCTTTTCTTCTTATCTGACATGAGCTTGGCTAGTGTCTGTTCATCTCTACCGTCAAGAAGCTTAAACTCTACTTTGAACTTGGAGTATGGCATCCTACAAGAGAAGTTTCCATTTTCAAGCTTTTCTAAAGACAATGTTGTATTGGTCTCCGACTCATGAATCTCTTTCTTAGTGAGATCAAAGTCCATATAGTTTCGGTCTCCACAAGAAGGGCAGTTAATTTGAGTCTTATAGTTTGCACCATATCCGGAGATACGAGCGGCTATAATAAGAGCATTACGGTCTCCGATCAATAGATCTTGAGCCTTAACCTTCTTGTCAATGATAAGAGAGTCAAGCATACGCTCAATAGCGATTCCTTTCTTAAGAAGTGTTTGAGATGAAAGAATATCTTCTTCTTTGGCGGTCATGAAGCGAATTTCAAGAACTTCTTCTCCGCACAAGGGGTGACCCTCGGGGTAGTTTCCTTTTGAGGGAAGTTCGACAAACTCTGTTGGAGCGACGAAGCTTAATGGATCAAAGGCTTTCTCAACGGCTTGTGCCGGAGCCTCTGCTGGTTGTGGAGAATGTCCTCCAAGTCTATCTTTGTTTCTGCTCATTTATACCTCTTAAGTTAATGTTGCTGAGTCATAGGCAACGGTTATTGTTACTTCAAGGAGTTCATCGGCTGAATAGTCGAGATCTCCGTACTTTATTGATTTTATGAATGGGTTGATGAGATCCCATTCTTCTATCTTACTACCATTGGCATCGAACTTTTGGATGTTGAAAGTTTTACCATCATATTGTCCCTTCTTCAGCCCGTCAACGCCAGAGCCTGAACGATTATAGCCAACCTTAGAGAGTTTGTTAAAATACTCTAATCCTTTTCCACCAATATCAACCAAGGTTATATCGATGTCATTCCATGTAACGATTCCGGGATACTTGATTTTATGATTGATAAGTTGATGCTCAGAAACAGAAATATCCGGAGAGGGTTGTGTGACGGACTTTGCCCACCACATAACATCATCTCCGAATTGTATCTTGAATCTGAATTTTCTTAATGGTTCAAGTGTGTTATTTGACCAGAATGCCATCTATACCTCTATGCGTCAAATGTTATTGTTTCTGGAACTATTGCATCTTCATTGCCTGTTGTGTCGCAGGTAGCCCAGTCATAACGGATAGTCAACTCTACGCTGCGGAGATCATCATTTGAATAATCTAGATCTCCGTATTTAGCTGACTTTAGAAAAGCGTTTCTTAACAACCACTGCTCTATTACTTTACCATCAGCATCTAAAACAGCAATCGTTACATCTCCGAGTTTAGCAGATGCTTTATTTCTTGAGATTGTCTCAAAGTCACTGGGATTGGCTGGGATATTTGAAGGGATACTGTATCCTGCACCTTCTAAGAGATTATTAGTTAATTGCACAGCATCAACGGAGATTGGATCAACTAGAGACAAAGATACTTCATTCCATGAAACACGACCAGGGAAATAATATTTATTATCCAAGAAGTTATGTTCAGTTTCTGAAACATCAAAAGATGGTGTTGTAACTGTTTTAGCCCACCAGAGAACCGAGTTCTCTGCGAGTCCTGTTATTTCTACTTTAAATCTAAAATTTCTTTTAGGCTCTATTTCTTTTTGTGACCAAAATGCCATTGTATAAATCTCCTATAATATACAGTAAATAGTTTAGAACTCAATTCCGGAGCGTGTGATGTTGAAATCGATTGCTATAAACTCGATTGCGTAAGCTGGTTTTATGAAAACCTTAGCATACATAATATTGCGGTCAATGTAATCAGGTGTTGTTGTTGTCTCATCGAGAACAAGCTTGTACTCTGCAAGACCAAATCGTGCTTTAGCATCTGCAAGAATTGGCTGTGCTTGTGCTTTAAAGCGATTCCAAGTTGCCTGAACATTGTTGTCGAACAAAACTGTGCGAGCAACAGCACCAATACGCTTCTTAAGATAAATCATAAGACGACGAACGTTGATGCGGTCAAGAGCCGAAGGAGTTTGTTGAAGAGTCTTCTGTCCGAACACAACTGGTCCTTCTCCGGGGAAGTTTGCAATTGGGTTTACGTTAGCTTGGTAAAGCTTATCTCTTTCAGCTTTTGTCAAGGTTTCAGCGGCACGCTTAACCTTGGGTCCTTTTGAACCTCCAAGATCTTTGATTCCACCACGATTGAAACCAGCAGGGGCAAACCAAGGAGCACCAGATGCTGCTTCAGAAGAAGCGATTGCACCAACACCAGCAACAGAAGCAGGAACAACGAGACCTTCATCTGGAGAACCGAGAACAACCTCAGGATAGTAAGCTGCTCCATAGCTTGTGTTGTAATCACGAGCATTTGCCCAAGATACAGCAGAACTTACACTACCGGCTGATGCGTTCCCAGAGCTATACTCATGATCTCCTTTGAAACCAGAATTCATATCAACAATTGCCAGAGCATCTCCACGATCTTCTGTATTATCTAAAAGAGTGTCGACTAGTTCACTATTCCAGATACCGGGCATAGCAACAACATCATAACTTACTTGTTCTGGGTCTTTAATAGCATCAATTGCTTTGTCAATTGCTTTGTAAGCATAATGGCTAGTAACTGTTGCACCATCAAGCACACGACGACTTGAGAATGGATCAACGTAGGTAATGTCAACTCCATCAAACCCTCCGAAGAAAGGAGCAACGATCCTATTCATACCAGCATCTAATAGTGCTTGTTGGCCATTAGCTTTTACATATGAGTTACCAGCAGCGTGAGAACCAGATTCGTAGTAATATTTGCTAGAGTTTGCTGAATCTACTCTCACTTCATCGAGAGAGAAGTAGAAAGCTATCTCTGTATTTGAGCCAGCTTCATATGAATCCAAAGAATTAGGAAGCTTCTTAGCAATATCAAAGTAGTCTTCTGAAACATTTGGCTGATAAGGCTTGAATCCTACCTTTGAAGATCTATAGTGGCGAACACCTAAGTTCTTTCCACGACCATAATGTTGTCCATTGTTAGATCCATTATCTGTGAGTCGGAACGAAGGCCAAGAGAAAGATGCGGACATGTCAATATGCAATTCAGCAAATTGAGAAGACACTCCGTGACCACCATAAACTGCAACATCATCTGGGCTCAACACATAGGCTGTTGTAATTCCATCATCCAGATCAGCTGAGCCAGAAGCAATTCTGAAAGACTTTGGCTTTGCTGGTCCATAGAATCCGAAAGGAGCAGCGCTTCTTGCGTTAGCATATTCATTGCTCATCTCAACATAAATATAATTAGATTGATTCTCGTACTCTCCGGAGACAATATACTTATTCTTGGTAGAGTTGTAAGAGATAACTTGATTACCAATCTTCTTTGCAATGAAATTGTCTGAATTTGGATTTAGGTTACATCCGCTGAATGATTCGACTAAAACAAGATTCTTGTTGATAATATTCACACTAAAGCTAGAGTAAGGATCAGCTGATCCAGTACCAAGCTTATCGATTGCAACTTGAACCATATATTCTTTTTGGAATGCCTCACCTTCATGAAGAGAAACTAGTTTGAATAATTTGGTTTGAGCTGATGCATCGTAGTTAGCCCAATCAGTGGTAGGTGACTCGTGGTTTGCAAAAAACCACCCTGTCTTGGCAGGTGCAGCAGCCATGTTCTTTTCAACCCAGTTATTCGTAGCAGAACCACTAGCAAGTGGAAACAAAACTCCAAACTGCTTTCCGGAAGAGCCCGATCCAGCTGTTGTCAATGTTTCTATAACCTCAGTTTCGAAAGTTTCACCTAAGAAGTATTTATTCTCTAAGGCCAAAGCTGTATTGTCATCTTTTTGACCTGAAACGAAGTGATGTGGATTAGTATTTGCCTTGTTTCTGA